TGAAAAGTTAATTAAAAGAAGATATGAAGGACTAAACAAGACATTCTATAATGCATATCACGAACTATCAGATAAAGACTTCTTTGATATTGAGAATAAAGATATGAGTGATTTCAATCTTGCAGATAGAGTAAATCTATACTTTAAGATCGGTCATTTCGTTGATATAGATTTTAATACTGAAGAGAACTTTCTTGTAAGTAAGATTGAATTAGCAGAGACATTTGAAGAAGTATTAGTTCTTGCAAAAGAATTATATACACTTTGTAAGCAACAATTAGAGCAAGAGAACAAAGAAAGACAGGAAGTAGAGAATGACACAGGTATAGACTTAGGTGATGAGACTTTTGATGGTACACCTAAATCAGAAACAGAAGAGTCTGGAGAGGAAGTAGATTTAGATTATCAGAAATCAGAATCTCAACCACCAACAATCGAAGAGATTGAAGATATGATGGATGAACTTAGTAATCGTTCTCAACCACAAAATACAGAACCAGAAGTTGAGACTATGGATGCTCTTGATGAAGCACTCAAAGATTTAATTAACAGAGGTGGACGTGAGAATCATTACATTGAATTGCCAAAAGTAGATATTGACCAAGTTGTAATCTCAAATGAGAGAGTCCATAAAGAGTTTAAAGAGCATTGGACTAATTTAAATATAAGAATACAAGCTCAGTTCAAACAAAATCCAAACTACTTTATTTCACTTTGTAATCCTGAGAGAATCCCAGAGTCCTATAACCCATTTGAAGAACTAGATAAAGACTTCTATGCATTCAAGAAATCTGCACAGAAAGAGGTAAGTTATCTTGTTAAAGAGTTTGAGTGTAAGAAATCTGCAGGTGCATATGCTCGTGCTACTACAAGTCGTACTGGTGTTCTTGATACAACTAAACTTATCAATTACAGATTTAGTGAAGATGTATTTAAGAAAGTTACTATTGTTCCTGACGGAAAGAACCACGGATTAGTATTCATTCTTGATTGGTCTGGTTCAATGAATAATGTAATGATGGACACATTGAAGCAACTTTATAATCTTATCTGGTTCTGTCGTAAAGTTCAAATACCTTATGAAGTTTATGCATTTTCAAATGATTATCCTAGACCTGCGATGTATGCAAACAAAGAGACTTTCTATGAACCAAAGAATATGATGGCAGAAGTCAGTAATAATTTTGCTTTATTGAATATGTTTAGTAGTCAAACTAAGTCAAAGGATTTAGATACACATATGATTAACATTTGGAGGTCTGCCTGTATATTTGATTGGACACAAAGCACACCTTACTTAGATGTACCATATGGATATAGATTATCTGGGACACCTCTAAACGAAGCATTGGTTTCTTTACATCAATTATTACCACAGTTTCAAAAGAAAACTGGTGCAGAGAAAGTTCAGTGTGTAGTTCTTACAGATGGAGAGAGTCAACCACTTAAGTATCATCGTGAGGTTCAGAGAGGTTGGGAAGATGAACCATACATGGGAACAAACTACTTTGGAGAAAACTGTGTATTGCGTGACCGTAAATTAGGTAAGACTTATATTTCAAAAGACTCTAGTAGATATGAATGTACAGATATGTTACTTCATAATCTTAAGAGATAACTTTCCACAAACTAATTTTATTGGAATTCGTGTTCTTCCAAGTCGTGAAGGTGGTTCATTCATTCGTAGATATTGTGGATATGAAACAGAAGATACAGAAAAAATGATGCGTCGTTGGAAGAAAGAAAAGTCTTTTGCAATCAAGACTTCTGGTTATCATACTTACTTTGGTATGGCATCATCTGCTCTAAACAATGATGGAGAGTTAGTTGTTAAAGAAGATGCAACAAAAGCAGAAATCAAGAGAGCATTTGCAAAGAGTCTTAAAGGAAAGAAAATGAATAAGAAGATATTAAGTGAATTTATAGAATTGGTAGCTTGATAAATAAAGTTACCTTACAATAATAATATGGTTAGAATTACACCTAGCGATGCGAAAAAAATGATGGATGCATACACCAAAGTTTATGCACCCAAAGAAGAACCAAAACCTGAGACCGAAGCAGCAACAGAGCCACCTGCTGAAGAGGAATCAGATAAATAAAACGTACACAAGAGAGAAAAATGTCTAAATTTGGAGATTTAATAGCAGGAGTAACAGGAGAAACTGTTGTAGCACCAGTGGTCGAAGAAGCACCAGTTGTAGATACAGCACCTGCATCTGTAGAAGACCCTGTTGACCCAGAACCTCTTGATTTAACAAGTTTATCAAAAGATGAACTAGAGGATTATGGACGCACGATTGGTATTGAACTTGACCGTAGACATAGTAAATCAAAGTTGGTTAAAGAATTAGAAGACCATATAGATTATTTAAAGACAGTTTAAACCAGTTGACAAAGTGGCACATAAGGGGTTTCATCAACCCCTTTTTTTGACTATAATAATACTATAGTTAAGAAACAACACTTTTATTATTATGCCTTTTGAAACAAAAATGACTTCCGAGCAAGCAATCGAAAAACTCAAGGATTTGTACGGTACAGAAATTACCACAGCAGATATCAAAGCATTCTGTGCAATGAATGATATTACTTATCAAACAGTTACTAAGAAACTAGCAAGTTTCAAAGTATCAAAAGGTAAGTGGAATCTTGAAGTTACACAAAAAGATGTAGAGCAGATAGAGAGAACATTTCAATCTCCTGCAGTATTACCTGCATCTGAAAAGAACTTAGTTCCTGCAGTTGATGAAACATTCTTTAAGTTTGGAAACTTTGCAGATATTAAGAAAGTAATACAATCAAAACAATTTTATCCAACATTCATTACTGGATTGTCTGGTAATGGTAAAACATTCTCTGTAGAACAAGCTTGTGCTCAGTTAGGTAGAGAACTTATTCGTGTAAACATTACAATTGAAACAGATGAAGATGATCTTATTGGCGGTTTCCGTCTTGTTAATGGTGAGACCGTATGGCACAATGGCCCAGTCATCGAAGCACTTGAGCGAGGTGCAATCTTGCTCCTTGACGAAATCGACCTTGCCTCTAACAAAATCCTCTGCCTTCAAAGTGTCCTTGAGGGAAATGGTATTTTCCTTAAAAAGATTGGCAGATTCGTTAGACCCGCCAACGGATTCAACATATTCGCCACCGCAAATACTAAGGGTAAAGGTTCAGACGACGGAAGATTTATTGGAACTAACGTGCTCAACGAAGCCTTCCTTGAAAGATTCCCAGTTACCTTCGAGCAAGACTATCCCTCTCCCTCAGTAGAGACAAAGATCTTAAATGCAATTGCAACTAGTCTTAAGGTAAAAGACTTAGAGTTCATGAAGAAACTTGTTGATTGGGCTGACATCATTCGTAAGACATTCTATGATGGTGGTGTTGAAGATATCATCAGTACAAGACGTTTGATTCACGTTGTTCGTGCATACTCTATCTTTGGTGATAAGTTGAAAGCTATCAAGATGTGTCTTAACAGATTCGATGAAGAGACAAAACAATCTTTCCTTGAACTCTATGACAAAGTAGATGCTGATGTTGACATTACTAAGGAGGAGGTGTTATAATGGTAAATGCATGGAGTCTAGCAGCATCCATACTAAACGGAACATTTGATGAGGACTATCCCATTGTGAAAAAAGAAGTAGAACATTCAGATGCATATTATGATTACAAACGTAATGATCCTGATGCAGAAAATCCTTTTACTGATCCCAAAGACAGAGAAAGAGCTGACTTTGTAGTCGGTGCTGGTAATACTGCAGATCTAGAGTGGATAGAAAAGTCTGGTGGATTTGAATGGACACCAGGCTCACCTTGGCCTCCATCTGTTCCTGATGAGGAAGCATGTAATGGTGATGAATACACTCAAGCCTTTGATCATTTAATGAGTGATGATGGACTTGATTATGAAGTCAACTATTATGGTGACACCATGAGTACTTATGGTGACTATATGGCGGATGTAGACGATATGTATTCTCATCATTTCGGGCAGAATACAGTTCCGCCCTATATTACCACCGAGTTCAAATATAATGAAAATGAAATATTAAAAATTGCAGAGGAATACATTGCAAAAACATATACATTGCATTATACTGGTAAAAAGGGAACTCAAACTTTAGACTTGATTGAAAGTATTGGAGATGCGGAAGCCTTCTGTAGATCTAATGCAATTAAATATCTGTCTAGATTTGGAAAGAAAGATGGAAAATCAAAATCTGATCTTCTAAAAGCTATCCACTATTGCACACTCTTATATCATTTTTCAGGCCTAACAAATGAAAGTATCGACTCAAATGAAACTATCTAGTAACACAACAAACATTCTTAAAAACTTTTCACAGATTAATCAATCTATCTTGATTAAAGAAGGTAATAAGTTAAAAACAATATCTGTGATGAAAAACATTCTTGCTGAAGCTGAGGTAGAAGAAGAATTTGAAAAAGACTTTGCGATCTATGATCTCAATCAATTCTTAAGTGGTTTGAGTTTATATGATGCACCTGATCTAGAGTTTGGAGATTCTTATCTTACAATTCGTGATGGTCGCCGTCGTGCAAAATACTTCTTTG